CTGGACTAGCAGTTCCTTCACCTTTTTTAAAAGGGGTGACTGAATCAGCACCATCCTTTATGTATCCGTAGTTTCCATTTTCATCAACTCCGAATTTGATCTTACCATCTGCTAAGGATGAGTCGATATCCTCTTTAAGATCGTTTATCTGGGTGCTTACCGTTGTTTCAATAGTTTTATTAAGTTCATCAATCTGACTTTGCAGCTTTGCAGCAACATCTTCTGATAATTTATCTTTTACGTTTTCAAACCAATCATCAAAACTGGAATACCGATCATCGAGCCATTCCTGAAATGATTTCTTACTATCATCTAACCATATAACATATTGACTTATGTAAGTTTTCCATTCAGCATCCCATTGCGTTATAAGATCATCAGTTGTTAAACCAGTTACAACACCAGTAACGAATGGACATTCAGACGTTCCTACACAATTTATGATGCTATCTTGAGTTATTTTTCCTTTATCTTCATGATCTCTAAGCACATAACACAAAGGATATTGCCAGTGATGAGCTTCTTTTATAAGTATTGGCTTTTCTGGATCTCCAGTTGTCTCCTCACCATACACCCATATTATCTGATTCTCCCTTATATTATTGTTTGAGTTAATATCAAGAATTACAGCATCGTATCTTAAGCAATCTTCAGATGGAATTCCTTTTTCATTTACCAATGGCATTTTGGAATCATTATAGTTCCAAGTATGATTAAACCATGCTCTTCCAGATTGAACTATTATAGTATTCACCATATCACTAGCTAATACTATAAATGCTTTACCAACAGTTTCAAATATACCATCAGTTATAACCCCATCAAATATTGATGACATTTGAATAGCATCATATTTTCGATCGCCATCTTTTGAATTATAAAAACCATATGTAAAAGACATATTGATTCCTCCTATTTATATCTCCTTCTTAATTAGAAGGTCTAGCTGCTAATAATATACGTAACTAGACCTTCTATAATGTCATTATTTTCGTATTTTAGCAGCAACCAACGTTGCAATCACAGTTGTCAACCGGCAGCGGATTGTAAAGAACCTGAGCTGTCGTAGTAGTACCAGTCGTAACATTTGCGACCATCTTCGGATAGAAAGTAGCATTCATATAGGTAACAAGAGTGTTATCATTGCAGCGACGCTCATGAGCCTCATTATTGATTCTCTCATTAAGATCGTTAGAGCAACACTGAATTCTGTCTTGGAGCATCTGGAATGAATCCTTTGTAGCCTGATTTTGAACAGCCTGAGCATTAAGAACACCATTAATACTATTGATCTGACCATCGATATACTTATACATTTCAAGCATTTTGGCATCAGTAGCCGTATTAGCATCCTTAAGAGCAATCTCAGACTCAAGCGCTGCAATTTTGTTTTCTGCAGCCATTTCATAACGATTTACGAAATGATCCTCACTACAACATCCAGACAGATAGCCCCCACCCTCTGCCATAGTAGCTGCAGTTACAGGAACGCCATAGGAACCACGAGTAAGTGCCCCGGCACCGGCACCAAGAATACCCATAGTTCCTAAAGCAGTTCCGATAATGCCAGTAGTTAAACCGGCTTTAGCTACCCCGCTACTTCTTCTTTCTAACTCCATAGATTTTTTACCTCCTCACATAACATATGACTTAAGTTAGTGTTTTACAAACTATTCAATTTAATAATGTGTTATCATATAACCTATTTCTGCAATGGAATCAGTCCCTTCTATTTTTATTTTATTAAAACCTTAATAGATTGTAGATCAACGACAATAATTATATTTTTGTGATCCTGTCTACTAATCTATCTTGGTTTAATAACATTTTTAAGTTCCATAAGCAATCCAATCTATTTGAAATTGCCCGTCAGCGCTACACCAATACTCACATTGTACACTTCCAGATGAAGATGTTCCACTTGTTATAGCCGCAAATTGAGAATTATTAACTCCAGCCCCTTTAATACTTGAAACCGTATTTAATCCGGTTGATATAGTAACATAATTATTTGAACCTTGTGTCCCACCAACAACTTTACTTCCAGTCTTAACCTTATATAATCCAGACGATGAAACTTTACCGCTTCCATTATGATAACCAGCTGGTATAGTATAACTACTATTAGCAGAAATAGTAGTACTAATAGCTCCTCTATTAGTCATAGTTCCACTAGCTCCAACAGATGAAGAGTTTGTAAATGTATAGCCACTAAGAACTTGAGCGGCTCCAGCTGTTCCCTTTTTAGTTGCGGCTACACCTGCATTATAACCAGTTTTATAATTCGTAGAACTTGTATTTGCTCTTCCGTCTGCTGCTGTTACTCCAGCATTATAAGCACCACTCGTATCAACATATCCTGTTCCATCATGATATCCTGCTGGAATTGATGTTTTACCACTTCCACTCGTAGTAGAAGTCCAAGCTCCATTATTAGCCATGGTTCCATCTGTTACATCCTGATAGTTTGTAGATGTAAAACTATACCCTGATAATACTTGAGCTGGACTAGCAGTTCCTTCACCTTTTTTAAAAGGGGTGACTGAATCAGCACCATCCTTTATGTATCCGTAGTTTCCATTTTCATCAACTCCGAATTTGATCTTACCATCTGCTAAGGATGAGTCGATGTTATCGATTTGGTTTTGAAGATTTCCTGCAGCATCTTCTGATAATTGATCTTTCATCCTTTCAAACCACTCATCGAATTCTCCATTCCACTGCAATATAAGTTCATTAGTTGTCAAACCAGTTACAACGCCAGTAACAAATGGGCATTCAGATGTTCCTATAACATTCTCTATATTTGCCTGTGTAATTACCCCATTATCACTTGAAGATCTTGTTACATAGCATAGAGGATATTGATGATGATAATCATCATTTATAAGAGTTGGTTTATTAGGAGTTTGTGATGTCTCCGTCCCAGTAACCCAAATAATACTATTTTCTCTTACATCTGTATTAGAATTAATATCAAGAACTACGGCATCGATTCTACTCACACCACCAAATGGTGTTCCAGACTCATTTTCAAGAGAAATATTAGCATCATTATAGTTCCAAGTATGATTAAACCATGCTCTTCCAGTTTGTACAATTACTGTATTAGGAACATCACTAGCTAATACTATAAAACCTTTGTCTATTGTTTCAAATACGCCATCTGTAATAAGACCATCGAATAAAGATGAGAATTGAACAGCATCATATTTTCGATCACCATTATAAGAATTATAAAAACCATACGTAAAAGACATTTTGTTTCCTCCTATTCATCTTCATCAATGACTTCAAACGTTGGATAATATTTTAATCCTTCTGAGTCTTCAGAGTATATATATTCCGTTATACGCACTCTAGCTTCAAAGTCGAACTCGCTCTCAAACTGAACTATATCTCCCATATAAAAATTTTCACCATATTTATATAATATTGTAGTTTCTACCTCACCATCAAATGCTTTTGTTGTCTTACACTTAGCAAGTTTTTCATCACCTCTTTGGATTAATTGCTCATTATATTCACTTGTTGTTAAGGTTCCGCCATTAATAGTAGATGATATATCTCTAGCATCAACATATAGTTCATATCTATCTAAATCTTTTTTAGAATCATCTCCAGTAACAGTTGTCTTTCTATCAGAACCTTCTCCCTCTCCAGCAACAAGTGCCACATTTTTATATGAACTATTTGTTTCAACATATTCACTATTTATAAGATTTCCAAAACTCTGAGAAAATATAACAAATGGATTATCAGTTTGATTATATGTTCTATCTTTTCCATAATATAATTTAAATACAAATTGATTTAGTTCATTTAGAGTTACCATAAAACCAATATTTGCATTTTGACATAATGATGTGATAGCATCATATAAATTATCTCCAGTAAACTGAGCATCTACCGTAAGACCTGTTATATATTCATCATCACTATCTTCGAATACAAAATTACTAATGATTCTTTGCGTTTTTGATGGGGATATTATATTTTCTGTAATAAGTTTTTTTATAGCATTTTGGAGTTTTCCAGAAAGAATAGTCTGCGACCAAATAATTCGTCTCTTTAATAAAGATTCAAGTGAGCTACCTGTTATTGTAAAGAACATTCCATCTTCAACATCAATATTTATTTTAAAGTCCTCTATTATCATTACATGATCAGATTCTTCTGATAAAATATAATATCCAAGTTGAAATTTTTCTTTATTTTCTTTTGTTGCATCTACACAAAATTCTATATCTCCACATTCCCAGTATCTATCAGTCCATATAAGAGATTTAAATACGGAAATAGTACTTATTGCTATAAAATCTGTATTTAGTACTATTAATTCCATACTTATACACCTCCATAAAGTATACTATTGCTAATATCAAACCTAAGATATGATGTGTCAGAATCTGATGCAACAACAAATATATTATCTCCTTTTGAAAGCTGAAACCAATTATATGGTCTTATAACTGTATTTAATATATTTGTATATATTCCATCTCTTAATAATGTTACGCTTCTATTATTTAGTAATGTATTTATTATTATGTCATCTCCTTGTTTTAATTTAGACCCAGTTAAACTTTCAAGTTTATCATCGTCAATCTTTAATTCTTTTTTAGTAGTATAATTATAAATAATTAACCCAGTTATATTATCATCAAGAGCATGAATAGTAATGATTATACCAGCATCTGAATCTCCACTATAATTTATAAGAATTGTCGTCCTATAGTCGATATATCCAAATGCCAATAAAGGATCAGATAAAGATTCATTTGAGAATGGGAATTCAAAAGCTGGTTCCGTTCCATAAATAATATGATGCTCATCATTTATTGAATATAAAAATGGATCTGGGCATAAAATAGATATATTACATCCTTCATCATCACTGAAAATATCTGGTTCGTTTGATTCTACACGTCCTGATATTTTACATTTTCTCTCATCTGTTTCAATTATTAATGTAATATTTTGTTTAACTTGAAAATATTTATAAGATAATAATCTTGTTGCTTCTATTGTTGGATTTTCTAAAAATTTTAAAGTCATTGTTATATTTCTTGTATTTAATCTAGATGAATTAAATAACCCGCCATCGCTATTTGAAAGTTCCGTTAGATTAATATCTGCTTTAACTGGCCCTAACCCATCTATACTTTTAATTACGAACCCCGATTTCTCAGGGTCCGTAAGTCCAAGGCGAATAGAATCACCAAGGTGGTTTGTTACTGTTACTGATTTGATCATCCCATTGCCTCCTTAAATCTTGTAAATTGATTCTTTGTTTGTCTGTATATTTCAATTCTTGATAGTGCTTTTGGAGATGTATTATTTTGTACAAAATTATAATTATTTACAACTGATTCTTTATCAGATTTATTAGATTCTTTGTCTGATTTTGAATTCTGTCTAGCATTGGTAAATGCATCATTTGCAGCGATAGCCTGATTGTAAGTTGCTAACTGAATCTGATCATCAAACGCCTTTGAGATATAATCTACACCGGAATTGATATTTGACAGATCCATTACTGGTGTTATAGTTGGTTGAATGTCATCATCGCCGAGGATATCGGTTATTGCGCCGACAATATCGCTAACAGTATTTACAGATTTCATAGCTGCTGTTTCAGAAGCATCACCAATGGTATCTAATTCATCTGTAATTCCAAGAGCAAAACCGATTGATACATATTCACCTATATTACGGAATACTTTTGATGGTGATGATTCACCTAATGCTTGCATTGCCATTGATACTGCCATCATAGCAGCTTGAATTGCAGCTTCGGCTACCTCATTTATCTTATTTGTAATACCTTGAGCAAGTCCTTGAGCAGCATATTCGCCAACCTCAATCATTCTACCATATTCTATACCATTCGATCTAAATCCTGATATCGATCCTTCGACTGCCGCATCTGATAAGCTTTTAGCCATTGCTTTAATATTATTTTTTTTACTTTGCATTCCATTTATTAAGTTAGTCATAGAACTCTTTCCAATGTTTATCATCTTTCCATATTCTATACCGTTTAATCTAAGTCCATTTAATAAGCCTGTTACCGCAGCAATTGATAAACTCTCAGCAGAAGCTGTCATATCATCTTTCTTACTATATATACCATTTATAACATAAGCCATAGCGTTTACACCAATCGGATTAAACCTATCGAAATTCATGAATTGTAAGAAATATGATCTGAATAGCAAAGCTATAGTATAAACACTCGTAAGTATTGGATATGAATTCATTCCAATATCAACATAAGAGATTATCTCATATCCAATAAGAGACATTTCTTCCATACTAAATGATGCTCTAAAAGTATTTATACATGTTGTAGCAAGTAATGATATTTGACCCTGAACCGTTGGTATAGCATTTGTAAATGCGTCAATAAGCCCTTGTATACCACTATTAGCCATATCTGTTAAAGCTTGTCCAAAACCACTCATAGCTGTTGTATCGATATCCTCCATCGATCTTCCAATTGCTACAAGCCTACTGATCTGTGTTATGGCGACGGATAAAGCATCCATATCAATGTTGGATACTGATGAACAGAATAGACCAAGAGCACCTCCGAAATCTACAAGATGTTCTCCAAAAATTGATAGGTTATTATCTCCGCTAAAAAACGCTACTACACCACCTTCATTACCAAGGCTATTTTGAAGATCTGATAATAAATTTGCTGCATCTACAGATCTCTGAATAGCATCAACGTTAACGCCAATTACAGAAATGCCATAATTTACAAGAGCTTTTCCAAATGATTCCAATTGAGAACCAAATGTTCCGAGATCAGTCTGCTCACCAAAGATTTTAGCCTGTAATCCTCCAATATTTGGTAATTCATCTTGGAAATCTGCTAAGATTTTAGCAGCATTTACAGATGATTGAACTGCTTCTTCATTCACTCCATCTCCAATAGCTTCACAATAAGATGCAATAGCTTTTCCTAGTGTCTCCATATCTTTAGCAAAATCGCTCATAGTTTGTGTAGATCCTGTTATTTTGGAAAGCCATCCACCTTCTTTTGGAAGTTTATCGTTTAATGTCGCTATTGTTTCGGCAGCATATGCAGCAGCTCTTACTTTTCCGGCATTGATATCTTTAACTTCTTCTGAAAATGCTGATACTGCCTTTCCAATTGCAGTAAACTTATCAACCATTGCATCTTCATTACTAATGTTAAATATATTCATAATACCATCAATGATTTCTGTTTCAGTTATTTTAAGTAATGCTGTACAAACAGAAGTTACATTATCTAATAAATTACCAAGATCCTCGTTTTTGAATGTATCAATAAATACTCCAAGATTATCAGCAAATTCTGAAAAGTTTGTACCGATCGCTGGCAAATGATTGCTAAATTCTTCAGCAGCACCACCAATTATACCACCTATAAATTCTCCTAGAAACGTTCCAATTTCTACAAGTTTCTCACCACCTTTTGCCATGAGATCTCCCCAAGATTCAGATGTTTCTCCAAGAAGTGCAAGAACTATGACAAGATCAGCTATAAAAGCATCAAGTGCGAGCATTCCAGCGCCAGCTGCTGTTGCAAAAGGCCCAACGGCAGCACATATAGCCATTGCTATAGCCATTGCTATTAATACCATTGAGATAGAAGCTCCAGCAGCAAGTAGACTTTGCCAATCATTACTTGCAATATATCCTATTATACCTCCTATGATTGCAACTCCTATAGCCCCAAATATAAATGCTCCAATCGCCGTCTTATTTATTGTTTCACCAGCAATTGCAATTATATCAAAAGCGGCAGCCATAGCTATTAATACAGCACTAATAGCGACTCCAGCGGCAAGTATACTTTGCCATGGCTGTTGAGCAGCATAACCCAATACTATACCAATTAGAACAATACCAGCACATCCTACAAAGAATGCAATTATTGAAGTATCACTTAACTTTTCAGATGAAGATATAATTTTAAATGATTCAGAAAGAGATAATAATACAGCACTAAGCGCAACTGCAGCTGCTAACATTCCACTCCATGGTTGCTCTGATAGAACATATAAGCATGCTGCTATCGGAATAAGTACAAGAGAAGCCTCAAGGACTTGAATCATTTTATCTTGTTTAAGACCTGTCTTTTTAGATATTGTACTGAGCATCTCTGTAAATGCCAACATCACAGCACTCATCGCAACTGCAGCTGCTAATAGCCCATCCCATGGTTGAGCCGATAAGATATATAAAGCTGCTGCTATCTCACCAACTATAAGCGCCATCTCAAGTATTGCTACAAGCGTCTTTCCTTTTACTTCTTTTTGACCAGCTGCATATAATCCGGCAGCTACTGCTAATAAAACTGCTGCTAATGCTACTGCACCAAGAAGCATTCTACCAGTGTCTAATACAGTTAGTACTGCCAAAGCTGCTACAATTGTTCCGATCATTAAACACATGGCTAGAATCGCTTTCCACACATTCTTATCGCTTATCTCACCTGCCATACCCAATGCTATTCCAAGAGCTACAAGAATAATCCCAAGCTCAATAGATGCTTGAAGCATTTTGGAAGAATCAAATAACTGAAGAACTACAAGTGCTGCTATTATAGCACCTATAAGAACCGCCATAGCTAATAGTGTTCCACCAGCCTTAAGTCCTTTTCCTCCAGCTAAACTAGAAGCTACACCCATTATAAGTATAAGAACTGCAACGGCTACAAATATACCAGCAAGAATTCCAGCTTTTGTCTGCCAATCACTTGGCAATTCCATTTTGAACAGTTTATCTATAGCAGAGACCATTGTATATAAGACAACACAAGTCGCTAATAATGCTCCAGTTATTTTAAGACTGCCTTTTGATAATGATCCAGCTATTCCCATTACAAGAATTAGGACTCCTAATAGATCAACTAAGCCAATTAAGATTATACATTTTGTTTTCCAGTCGTCTGGGATTTCCATCTCAAATAGCTTATCTAGTGCAACTACTATTAGAAGTAATGCTGCTGACACTTCAAGAATTCCAGTTGATGCTTTTTTGAATGCCGTCATTCCAGATCCTAAGAATTCACCCATAAGTGACATTAGAATCATATACATAGCAAGAACACCACCAATAATTGCTAGGAAACCAACGGCTTGATCCATTGCTTCACCATTCTTTGAATATGCATATGCTATCAATAAAACAGATGCCACAATCATCAAAAGGGTTTCTCCTATTGATTTTATCGCACTTGCTATGGCTTTCCATTTTACTGCTTTTGCTAGGTTGTTTAGTGCGCTTCCGATACGTTTTGCAAATACATTAACAGCCTGTTCAACTGCATTAAATTGATTTAGTGCATTTATTAATTTTATTGCCACAGCACCTATTAATGCTGCTAAGATTCCGAATACAACCATTACCGCTGTTAATAAATCTGCAGCTTTCTGTGCCTTTTCAAGATCTGTAAAACTTAGCAATATTATTGATGCCGCTATCGTTCCGATAAGAACAGCTATTGCTTTTGCTATTTTGAGGAGCGTATCAGCCTTAAGGTTCTTCTGGTATTCTGTTAATACACCTTTAAATGAGTTCATAAGGTTTGGTATTGCAGCTAAGTCGTTTCCAAGTTTCTCGAAAACTTTTATTTCTTTGTATACGGCTTTGATTATGGCAATGCCACCAATTGTTCCAACGGCTCCGCTTATCGTGGTGCCGTTAAATAATGGAAGAACATTCGTCTTTACCCATTCAATTGCTCCTTCGAGCGTAGATTTGAGTTTCTCTATATTCTCGCAGGCCTTATCAAATGTAAATGCGTCGGTTATATTTTCTCCAAATGTAACCATACTTTCAATAAATGTTTGAAGACCTTCATTAGCTTTTAGATCTTCTTTTAACTTCTGAACAGCATCTGTTATACCTGAGAAGAATGATTTTAACTTCTCAAGATCCATATTCTTTATATCATTTGCTATATCGGCTACTCCAGATGAAACCTCATCAAGGGAAGGAAGTAGACCTGGGAATATATCTTCACTTAAATACGACCAGAATGTATCTATAGCACCACCAATTTCAGTAAATACTGATAAGATTATATTCTGAAAATCATAAAATGCATCATCAATTGCTTTTAAAGCATTTTGAACTTCTGGTAGGTTATACAGATAATCGAACGTTTCACTAATCGTATTAAATGCACTTGAAAGGGCTTTTGTTGCATACTGAAATACTGATGATAATCCATTCCAAACATAACTAAGAACTTTTGAATTACTTATCCATTCTGTTAATTTGGTGAGCCCTCTTCCTGCATAGCCAAGAAGCGATATTAGAAGATCAAGAAGTGATCCAGTAGGCTCAATAAGATCAAGTGATACTCCAAACAATTTAGCAATACCAGTGACAAGTAACTTTACAATATTAAACACGCCTGTAAATGCATCTTTTAAATTATTGCTACTTTTTTCTGATAATCGCATTGATTCTGTGATTTCTTTTAATTTATCAGCGAAATTAACAATTCCATTTTCAATATCATCTCCGCCAAAGACGTCTAATAATGCCTCACCAATTGGTTTGATCACTGTCCAGAGACCTTTAAATATATTTTTTACAATCTCAAGATTATAATAGAATAACTCAAAGACGGTAGACAAATCCAAATTATCAAGCCAGTCTTTAAGTTTCTTCATATTATCAAGAAAGAATTCTGTAAATTGTTTAGAGACGGCATATGAAGTTCCGTAATAGTTCTCCATAGCACTTAACAATGTCTGATATGAAATGCTTCCATTTTTTACAGCAACTTCTAATGTTTTATCACTCGCCGTTACTGAGTCGGTTAGTTCTCCTATTTCTGTTCGTACTGCATAACTTGCTCGTACTGTTCCATCTTTGACACCGTTAATGTATTTTTTTAAGACATTAGTAGCATTTACTCCATTTTCACTAAATTTTTCTAAATTTTCAGTAGTTACTTTACCTTGGTCTTTTATCGTTGAAAATAAATTTGTAATTGTTTCTTCTGAAAATGTAGATGCTTTTGATATGCCATCAATTGCACTTGATAACTCATCAAATACAACAGCGGTCTTTACCTCATTTATTTTTGATTTTAAGCTATTGAGCATTAAAATCAGATCACTATTCTGCTCAATAAGTGGTGAGAAGAACCCAGCACCTATTTTGGCAAAGGCAGAACCAATATTTGCAACAACACCTGTGAATGTTTCATTAGCCCTAAAAGCCTGATCACCAAATGCCCAGTTCATTGCAGCTGCAAATGTTTGAAAACTGATTTCACCACTAGAAACCATCTCTCTTACTTTTGCCTCTGTAATATCGCTTTGCCCTTGAACTTCCTGGAAATATGATGCAATGGTTGAGGCAGCATTCAAACCTCTTGATGAGAGCTGTAATAACTGATCGCCCATAAGACGACCATTGCCTGCGACGGTTGTGAATATTCTTGAAATGCCTTCATATTCACTATTAGTCATTGAAGCTACGCCAACGATACCTCGTAATGCAGTTTCCATATCTTCCCCAGCTTGAATTCCTGATGCTGAGAATTGAGCGGCAGCTTTAGCAGCTTCATCATATGCGTATGCTGTATCAGAAACAGAATCCATAGCATTATCCATAACTGCCTGAACAGCTGATTCATCTTTTAATAATGCTTGCAGTTGAAAATGAGCATTCTCAATATTTTGAGCTCTCTTTAAACCTCCACTTATAATCTTATCACTTGCATAGCTTACAGCTTTTGATACTGTACCCATAAGAGCATCAGTAATATTCTCTATAACTCTCATCGAAACTATACCGAGGTTAGAGAAACGGTTCTCAAGAGCTTCAACTGATTTTGCCAAAGCGCTAAGATCTACGTTATCAGCGGCTTTATCCACCTTGTCAAAAGCTTGTGCCGAGTCATCTAGTCCATTTAACGATGTTTTAAGATCATCGAGCGTTTTCAAACTTGTTTTGACACCACTCTCAAACTGAGAGTTATCAAATCGCATTTCAACTACTCTTTCATCTATACTGCTCATATGCTCGTCACCTCTTTCCATGCTGCATCAGCCATTGCATCAAATATTGGTTGTAAAGCTGGATTTATATAATCTCTGCCTTGTACCCAACCACCATTTCTTGTAGCGTGTCCATATTGTAATATTATTGCAATATTTACATATCTATTTATGTTTGAATTGTACCAAATAACTGATATGTTGCCTTTGTTTTGTTCTATTTTATAACTCCATGAAGCAGCGGTAAGACCAGTATCTACAGGAGTATTAGCAGAGAGCATCTCAACCCCCAATTTTCCATATCGTTCGAGAATATTCATATAGTCTTTACCAAATGATTTTGTAAGGAGTTTTTCAGTTTTACTAAAATCTCCTCTATGTTTAAAACTAATAATACTCATCTGCTATACCCCCAAACACAATTATCCGATCTTAGATATCATTTTCTCTTCTGATTTTGGACCGTACTTCCCATCTTCCTTAAGCTCGTTTGCCTTCTGAAAAGAAATAAGAGCATAAATGGTTTTATCGCCACAATCTCCATCAACAGAAAGAACTTTTTTATTCTTATCTGTATATCCAAGATAGTTAAGATCCTGTTGTAGGTATTTAACTTGAATACCTTTTGATCCCTTCTTGATGACCGGGTTCCCTGAAGCAACCACGGGCTTCTTTTTGATCTCTGAACCTCTAGTATTTGCACCTTCTACAATGGCTGCTGTATGCCCTTTTGTCTTTGTAACGAGAATATCTCCAGTGTATAATTTTGTTGAGCTCGTATATGGGATTGGTTCCTCAAATAAGCTTGATTTTGACAATACAGCTTTCTCAGTTGCTGTATTAAAGACTCCAACATCAGTTCCGGTTGCCTCTTTAATTCCTTCTCGCATAAGGGTACCGCAATCGCATTCAGTATTTATTTTGGTATATATACCATATTTAAGAATCCCTGTATTCTGATTCTGGTCATATCCAATACAAGGATTATTGCAAGCTGCTTTTATCAATGAAGCTAACAATCTTGCATATTTTGCCTCTTTAAATCTTAGTACATACCAACCTTTTGTATGTACATAGAACTGCTGCATTGAAACTTCTCCGCCCATGTCCATTGAGTTGTTTGTCTGCAACTGATCTCCAGCACTTCCGTTCTTATAACAGTTCCCATGCTCATCATGACGTGCTGATCCTATAATAATTGCCATTTTGATCTACCCCCTTGAATGGTGTTTTGCTCTCCTCATCGCATTAAGCGACTTGTTCTGAGAGTATATATCTTTCTTGTTCATTTTGGTAGGTGAATTCTCTTCATTTATAACCCTTATAAGAGTTAAAAGACGATTTAGATGCCATTTCTCAAACTGAACAGGTACATTTAATGTACACATCCAGTAATAAATAACCTCAGATGTTATCACTTTATTTTGAGCCTTTGGCATCCCTTTCTTGGCGTTTTTTCCAAATGATGTAGCTGTCATTGGGTCTTCTATATAATCTTTAATATGCTCTAAATCTTTATTTGTTAGTGATTGATATATTGTTTGATCTACATCTTTAGTAAGTGTCATACATTTAATATAATACAAGAGCTCATCCTTTGACAACTTATTCTTCTTATCAAGAAAAGCCTTATGATACTTACTTTCCCATTTTGATAGTGAGATCAGAGAATGCTCCAATTGAAGTTTTGTTTCTTTTACATACATAAACTCTTCATTCTCTTCAGACCAATACTCTCGTTCTGGTATGATTAATTGTAACATTCTCTGACCTCTTTTCTTTTATTTAATAAGGCTGCTAATATCACTTGTATCGATTCCAAGAGATGATAAATCAACACTATCTAATCCGCTTGATAGGTTTTCGCTCATCAAATCGCTTGCGATCCCTTCGATATCAATATTATCGGTAACACTTGAAATATCTGGAACAGCAGACTCGATTGCGCTTTTAATAGAACCAGTATCAATTGCGCTTGTTATGGAACTTGGGATTGAAATACTTGGGATGCTGACACTTGGAATTGAAATACTTGGCATTGAAAAACCTTTCATTTTAGTAGCCTCCTTCTTTCTTATTCTTTTGGAATATAATCCTTAATCTCTTCCGGAAGCTTATCGCGATTCTCATTTAATGAGTTTCTTGCTTCCTCTGCAAGTTTCTCAGGGATAATTCCATTGATAAATGCTGATGCTTTATCAGCATCTGTAACGAGATCCATGAAGATCTCACTGTATGCTTCAGACTGGAAAAAATCGAGCCAGATTTCTTCTGACTTTTCAAATTTTCTACCATCTAGGCTCTTTCTACCATATGATCTATGAAGCAGATCCTCAAACGTATCAATAACTTTACGTCCACTCGGATTCTTTGCAAGTTGTAATAAAACCTTATCCAGTGTGTACTCACCGTCTGTAGCGAGCCATTTCATTACCTCTGCTTTTGTAAGATTGAAGTAGTGGGTCTCTTCTCTCTCAACTCCTTCAAAGTCTGTATACTTTACTTTTTTTGCTAACATTTTGGTTTTCTCCTTTCTTGACTAATCAGGGCTTAGCCATTTGACTAGGCCCTGATGCACATCTAATCTGCGCCTTCTAGAATTAGCCGGCGATTTTGAAAATGGTAGAGATCTCTTCCGGAAGCGGAAGTCTTGCTGTAGACCCTTCCTCGGTATCTGATCCGTAAAGGATCGCTTCGAGAGCTGCGAGCTGCGTAGCATCTGCTTTTGTTGAATCGACCGTGATCGAAGAAATCGGTTTGTAACCGTCAACCTGGATCGGAGTGGTTGTGACTTCATATGAGAATTCAACCGCATCCGGGCTGTCATTCGTAGACGTGTAGGAACGATCTGACGGGGAAGCTGAGCATCCATACACAAGATGCAGCTTGTATCCGTGATCTTCGCCTTCTGTATCATTTCCGATCTTTGTTCTGTAGCTAAGACCAAATGTGTTTCTCTTCTGCTGCCCGATCATAACACCTGCTGCCATTTCTTTTGAACCATCGCACTCCATCCATTCATCCGGATATGTGTAGCAACCGATAGTAAGACCAAGCTCCTCAGCGCTCTTAAGATTAAGATATTTCATGTTATCTGCATACAATGCATTGTCTTCTGCTCCGGACGGACTCTCATCAACTGATGTTAATCCACTCCATGCATAACCAACCGGATATGCTCCGTCTTTCTGCGGATAAAGAACGCCATGATCAACACCTGTTTCATAGGTACGTTCACCAATAGTATCCCAAACCAATTTAGGCATACTGAATACCTCCTTTTAGTCAAACAATGTGAATACGAAATGATTTAGATCATCAGATGTAAAATGTCTTTCAAATCTACACCCAGGCAGATCAAAGAACTTACTTGCAATCTTACTATCTGGATCCTCATCAATTACAGTTACTTCCCATGATAGGTTTTGGATGTACTGTATGTTATCTGCTGCTTTTGAATTGTTATTATCCAAAGAATATACTATACATGGGTATTTAAACTCCATTCCAGTAGGGGGCGAGTAATAAACATTATTACTACCTAAGATACTGCAAAGCTTGGAATGTAGTTTTAGTCTTTTAGCTTCCAGATCCATTGTAAATACCCCCAATAGTTAACGTAATGCGTGGATAACCCACTTCTACATTAGTTACCTTCCATTTTGACCCCTTCCAGGTTATATACCTGACGGAGGCAAGATTCTCCTTCATGTACATATCGGAAAGGATCGAAACTGAATTATTCAATCTTAGATCTTCATTTTGGTATTCTGTAGCCTGCCAGTGTCTATTATCCCAGGACAGATCTCCAGTATAGTTTCTTTCAACTATTTTGGATTTGTATACTCCTGGTTTCTCTTCCACATTCTCAAGCCAGAAACCAATCTTTCCACTGTATTTCATTAGAAACTTGCCTCCATTTTGAAATTAGGGTCAGCCTGCTACTACGCCTTTATTCTCAAGGATCGTAAGAGCTGAGAACGGCTTCGTTAATGCGCCAGAGATACGCGTCTCGATCAAATATTTCTGCTGGTTGAAGTCAATGTCGAAATCATCGAACATGTTGACTGCGCCGCCCTTGTCGGCACCAACATTGTAGTCTGCAAGGTTCACGATCACACCGATAAGCGGAAGAGCATTCTTGCTCTCGTCCTCTATCGTCTGGCCTTCCATTACCTCAACGGTAACGATGTTGCTTACACGAAGAGCTGTAGCAAGCTCAGCCTCTGTCTTGTAAAGCTTGTGGCCAATGCCATCCTCAATAAGAAGCATCTCTGTAACAACATCCTCCGTTGTGAAGAATGTCGGGTTGCCTGAGCCCTTGTAGTTCTTACGCGCCCTGATAACAGAGTTGATCGTCTCTTTTGCAACTGTAGCTGAATCTGCATCTGAAGATGTTGTAACAAGCACCTTTGTGTTGAACAGCGGAACCTCTTTTGCGATCGGGCGGATATGATCTTCCGGAATGTGGCTATCATCATCTGTATTACGGCCATCGCCGATAAGGATTGCTCTTGCAATTTCCTCATCAAGCATCACGCGCATCTCGGATTTAATCCATGCAACAACGTCGAAATCTGTAATATCAATGATATCATCGCGATCAAGCTTCTGGAGCTTGTAGATCGTTGTCGGATCAGTCGTTCTCTTAAGAGTCGTGAAGACCTCTGTCTTCTTCTGTTTACCTTTAAGATAACCACGAGCCCGCGCCTCATCTTCTGTAATGTTTGCGAACTGAGATTTAATGCGGCTGAATGGTGTATGATGAACTCCAGACATTACTTTCTGGACCCACCCCGTCTCTCTTGAGATCCACTCAGGCGGATTGTTCAGAGATTTGTAATCCGGGAACAGCATATCCGGATCATTGAATCCATATGTCTGGCTTCCTGTTGCAACTGTCATACCTGTGGTGTCGATATCTGCATGAGCAAGTACTCCACCATCTTCAAAGTTCTGATTTACGGCCTCTCTAAGAGAGCCGAGTCTTTTTGCATCAGAAAAGATCTGCTGAACATCAGCATGACTCAGGTATGTGCTCTCATTTTCGGAGCCGTCAAATACGTTATGCTTCACTTCTTCATCCTCCTCATCAGATTTTTTGCTTGATTTTGAATCCTGGATCGCCTGTCCAACGATAATCGCTACGGCTTTCTTCTGCTTATCGGTAAGCGTCTCATAGACGTCTCTTACTGTTTCACCGCCGGAATCCTGATTCTTGGTTTCTTCTGCTTCCATCTTAGAATCCTCCTCTTTGTTTTTCTTTGCTGATTCTTCTGGTTTCTTATCATCGTTCTCTGCTGCATGGGCTAATTCGAGCCCTTCTCCTGCATAGAACAATCCCTCTTCATCGTAATCCGGCATCGGCTCACCATGAGCCATTACCGATTCGATATATGCACCTGGATTTGCTCCTGCTAATACAAGACTGACCTCACGGATTACACCATGAAGAACCTCATGTCCTGACTGCTGGAGATTGTTTGCCCAGATACTCATTGACGTTACATCGCCATGCTTTACCTGCTCTTTAGCGTTCTTTCCATTCTCTGAATCATTGAGATAGCAGTATGCATACACACCTTCATCTCTGTTCTCAAGAATAGCATGACCAAGAACATTTTTTGGATCATTGTGCTGGTGATTCCAGACAAGAGGTACTCTCGTATGGTCATTCACCTTGAACGCGTCTCTCCGGATGATGCGGCCATCTGTACACTGCAGATCGTTTTTCGTTGCCCACCCGGCAAAGTCCCAATTACTTGGCATACGTTCACCATCCTTTCTAGATTTATGCTTATTATATTCCTTCTACTTTATCATCCGGTTCCCTATATGGTTTAGCCATTGATTTTGGAATCCGGAATATTCAAAGCTCCATCTTCTGTATCTGATTCACTTGTATCTTCACCCTCATCTGGATGATTTAAGTTGCTATTGCGCAATTCGTCTGCTTTAGGATCTTTAGAAGGCTTCAGACCAATTACTGATCTAACCTCATTCGATGACATAATCTCATTCCTTGTCAGTTTATCAGACATCTCTGCTAACTGGCTAACCGGAATAAGTTTAAATGGATCGCTAAAGAACTTAATTGCCTGTCCTCGCGTTCTAGCTGTCTTTGATAGCCACTTCCGCATCATTTCTTCGGTGATGGCTGTAATGATTGGATTGACTGTTCTATTTTGGTAGTTTAGATAAGTATTCTCATCTGCTGTGCCATCAAAGATACTCTGCGTCAACCCTAACTGATTGTAAAGATCTGCTGTAAGATCTTTTGCCTGGGTCCACAAGTTATTTTCAAGGGACCTATTAAGCTGTGTAATATGCTCGGTCGCATCTACATAACCAATTCCATACTGAGAACCAGTTAACTGTGCTTCCAAGTTTTTGCGCCTCTCTTCTGCCTGAATTTGGCGAGCGCTTGATTTGATAGCGTATGGTAGCTGGATGATTAAGTCCATTTTGCCGGCGCTATTCTGCTCGTTTGTTCTGTCAAGCTGATTGATAACCCTAACAAGCCTCTGCAATGTTGAGTTTGGCTCGTTCATTACTGAATAGAATGGGTTTTCTATTATGGCTGTTATCGCTTTATCTACAACGACTTCTTGCTTTTTACCAACACGTTCATTGTACAGTTCTACACGGACTTGATATGGATACCATTCGACTATTTTGCCGACGCGCAATGAATAGATCTTATATGCTTCGGTATCATATGGATCTATATTGGTATCAACCGGAACTATAGCGACAACACCTTCGTCAAACATAGACATGACTGCGTCTTGTATTAGGTTTCGTCCTGTTTGATCGATATTTGCCTCGATTGTCAAGGCATTGTTGAGATCAGATGATATTGTCTCGGTGTAATTACCCTCTTCATTCAGCATTACATGGTTTATATTTATAGAGGCCACATCCAGCGCAATTCTGTTATAGATCGAATTCACAATCGACCTGGCATTGGTTCGTGAGAGTCGGATTTTGTCCGGCCTGTTATATGAACCATAGCCTGAGAATGTTGGAGTGGGGTCTCTCCCCATAAAAGCGTTCCATCCATTACGGAACCGTTCTGTTATTTTTGACATGATGTGATCTCCTTATTTAACGATTTTATCTTTAACCCTATCTGCTCCTGTTGGAGCTATGATATAGTATTGACTCATTTCTTCTTTTTCTTACCTCCTCCTGAATTTTGGTCTTTGTTTTCGTCTTGGTTCTTGCCTTCTCCGAAGTTATTAACCTCATATACCCCGCTGCTTAGTACTTTGATTATATCGACAACTTGTTTGCCCCAGTTTGTCATTGTGCCAACTTTTTTCATTGTCTGGTCTGCGGCTTTCCATCCAGCATCGATCTCGGCCTGAGTGTAGGATGATAATTTTGACTCGAAGCTGAATCGATCTAATATATCATCTCTCTCAGTTTTTGTAAGTTCGCCTTTGATCATTGAGACTTCTACTGGAGTTCCACTTCGAACTATTCGTTCCTTATCAGCAAGTGCTTTTTGGCGGGCTTCAAGGGTTATTAATCGCTGCTGTGCAGCTTTCTGAAGTTTCTTCTCTTCTTTCTTCTGCTTGCTTCTTGTTATTGGGTTCAGAGAATACTTTCTTGTAGATTTCGTTTTGGTTGTTGTGCTACTTGACGATCCTCCGCTACCCCAAGCATAACGTCCGCTTCCTCTTCCAGGAGGATTGTCATCATGACCTTTTCCGAAGTGCATGATATCTGCTCCTGTTGGAGCTATTACGTATTTCATTTATGTAGATCCTCCTTGTCTGTTTTTATTTTATTCCGGTTATTGTTCTTTTGCTTTCATATATGTATCTATGGCATCATACTGTGAATTTCCATAAATATTTAAAGTATCCACTATAGATTTTACTCCAACAGCAGCTAAACCAACGGTTCCAGCAGCAGCTAATGGAACTGATCCTAAAGCTATTCCTGCTATAGATGCTACTGTGGCTGGATAAGCTAACACATTATTTACTACAATCTGACCGAGTTGCCCAATTGTGTATGCTGTTGTTACTCTTTTTACTTTCTGTCTATCTGTAAGGTCTGTTCTATTCTGTGTTTTTGACACACTCTTGCTTACTTGCTTTTGAACTATTCCTCTTCGCTCTTTAGCCCCGTCACCGTTTCCAGTACCCCAAGCATAACGTCCACTTCCTCTTCCAGGAGGATTGTCGTCATGACCTTTTCCGAAGTGCATGATGTCTGCTCCTGTTGGAGCTATTACGTATGTTGACATAATTATATCTGACCTCCTCTACTTAATTCTTATTGTAAACTGTAAATACCTTATCCAAATCTATTCCACTGGATTTTGACGATGATGACGTAGCTTTCGTTACGGCTGTTGTTCCAGTAGATACAGTTTCTTCAGATGCCTCAGAAACTTTTGTTGACCCCGTTGAAGATTTCATGAGCTGATTTACTCGATCTTGGATCTCTTGATAATGTTCGCCAAGGGCTTCTTTTCGTTCCTGACCATTAGCAAAGTTTCCTCGAATTACTTCTCTTGCTAATGCATCGATCTCATCAGATGTTAGGTCGAAGCTTGACTCATTTTCAACATCTTCTGACTCATCTGAATTGTCAAGATGACGACCACCTTCATAACTATCTGGATAGTAGTAAGTTCCGTCAATCCTTTTTATATATTTATGCTCTTCCCATGTAGAACCTTTAGCGCTATGCATAAGCATTACTAGCCCTACTCCTCGATAATTTCTGAAATCTGGTCTCATTTTGAATTCTCCAATCCGCTTATTCGAATGCATCTAGGTTTGCTTTGTATGCTACCCAGGCGTCCATCATAGCTGCTACGTTATCAATCTTCTCCCTTGACCGTTTCTTGTATAGCTTCCGGTTTCCGTTCGTGTCTTCCAGAACGATGCAGTTCCCCATTGCGAATGACATCAACTCTTCATCGAATAAGAGCAGACGATCTTCTGACATCTTCTTTAACTCACCGAGCGGAACCGATTCAGTCTTAACGCCCTGAGGAACCTTCTCGACTCCATATGGACCATTCTCTTGGCACCATCTCTCGACAAAGTCTTTGGCATTGTATGGGTCATATCCAAAGCATCGAACGTCATACTCTGAATCAATGATGAACTCATCTATATCGTCATAGACCTCGTCCATGTTCAGAACTGTTCCTGGCATGATGATTAGAGTTCCTTCATCTATGAACTCCTGATACTTCTGTCTCATAGCTGCCTGGAGATTGTTAAGTGTCTTCTCGGTAATGTAAGCACGAGTCTTGATTCCAAATCGATCATTTGAGAGTGGAAACATAAATGTAAAAGCACAGAAGTCATCACCCTGAGAAAGATCTGCACCCATAGCACATGGGAGCTTCC